CTGATGACGGTGCAGCCAAAGTGTGCCGTGTCCACTTCCTGCACGGGCTCCGCGAACCATTCTTTCGGCACCTGCGTGTGCCCATCGTCTGGCGGATTGTCCAGCGTGCCTTTAAGCGTCAGCATCGGGCGGCCGTCTTCACGCTTCGTCTGCATGCCGGTGATGGCGTCACACTGAAAAGTCATAGCCATCGCGAACAGCTGCTCAACGTCCTGCTTCGTGAAAAATGTGTCGTAATCGATTGCCAGTAAATATTCACAAGAGTCGATGAACTGCTCCATCACGCGGGTATTTACTTGGTCCCAGAACGCACCCGTGCCCATCGTAGGGCGAATGCCAAGCGGCATCAGGGCCTGGGCCCAGGCGAAGTGGTTGGACGTGAACGAGAGCCGTGGCATGGAGAGCACGGCTTCCACTCGGATGTCAACTTCTGTGCCACCTACCTTGACGAGCATGGTGCCTCAAAGAAAGAGAGCGGGCGGCCCCCGTTGTGGAAGCCGCCCGCTCAAGATTGCACACTCGTCAAGCCGTCAGGCTCACGCACCCACGAGGCCGATCATCGGGCCGGCTACGGTGTCGTTGCCCAGGTTCGCGTGCGTGATGGCAACGCGAGCCACAGCACGGATCACGGTCTGATCCGACAGGAAGTTCACCTGATCGCTGGACGCGATCTCGATGGCCTGGCGGATGCCGTAGTAGGAGCTGTTGGCCATGTTGCCGTACAGCGCCATGATGGCACCCGTCGAGTCCGCACCGGCCGGCAGGCGGTCGGTGAGGACCACTTCCGAGCCGAGGAACGTCGGACCCATGCCCTGAGACAGACCCACCGACCCGCCCTGGGCAAGGTCGAGGTTCTGCATGCACGCCGCGAAGAAGAACGGCGAGCAGAACCACTTGGCACCAGCACGCGAATGCTGCGGAAGCTTAGCCATCATGGCCAGCAGGTTGGCCTTGGTCACCTCGTCGGGCGTGTCACCGGCAGCCGTCACGAGCGAGGCGGCGTAGGTGGCAGCAGACGCCGCCAGCAAGCCACCCGTGTAGGTCGTGACAAGCCCGGCCACCGCTGGAGCGTTGCTGGGGTTGCCGCTCCACGCAGCTTCTTCCACGGCGTTGCTGAGCGTCAGGGCGAGCTCGGCAGCGATCCAGTCGGCGATCGACACGATGGAGTCCTGCAGGAGCTCGCTCGCAATCGTCACCGCGCCCGTGACCTTCTTCGCAGTCAGGGTGACCTGATTGGAAGTGGGGTCGCTGGCAGTGATGGCCGAGTTCTCATTGATCCAGTACGCGGTCGCACCGGCCGTGCGGCGTGGGAACAGGAGAACGTCGCTCGGCATCACCACATTGGTGGCGTTCTGAGCGAAGGCCGAGTACTGGTCCACGAGCCGAATGACGGTCGAGGAGAGCACGTCAGGCACGAAAGCCGCGCCCGTGGTGCTGCCGGTCGAGCCCTGAGCACGAGCCTCAACGCCGTGATCTTGGCACCACCGCTTGGCGTCGGCGTCGCCGCCCTTCGCCTTGAACCACATGCCCACCGAGTAGGCGTCCTTGGCGTTCTCAAACGCACGGAGCCGGCCCGAGAACGGCACCGCCTCAACGCGGACTTTCTCGCTACGCTCTTCGGTCACTTCGGGAGCCGGCGTGCAGCGGTCAACCACGCTGCGGAGATTCTTCGCCGACTCGGCCACCGACTTCTCAAAGTCGATCCGCTTGGCCAGCTTGCCGGCCTCGGTGTTCATCGCCTCGAGTTCAAGATCGCGCTCGGCAATCTTGTCGGCATCGGTGCTCTCGATCGCACGCACGGCGTCGATACGGTTGGCGAGGTTAACGGCCTCGTCCTGCAATTTCTTGAGGTTGTCCACGTGGTATATCTCCGCCGGCGGTATTGCCGATGGATTCCACTGTGCCTCTAACGTGCCGCCCTCTTGCAGTAGCGGACTTCGGAAAGTGTTGTTTTCACAAACACCACGCCGCGAGCGCCGCACCTAGGGCAGCGCATGTAACGCTGTCTCTCTTCGCCGCATGCGCGGCTTGAGCGTGTCCGCAACTTCTCGCCGCAGGTGCAGCGGGCCTCAGACATTCTTGAGCCTTAAGGTGGCAGCCCAGGCGGCGGCGACGCCCCGCAAGGCCGAACGCGAACTAACCGCCCGAACTGCCGGCTCTTCGGAGGACTGCGATGCAATCCATGCCTCGTAGGAACGCATGGCGACGCTGGCAGACGTTGACGGGTACGCAGGCGTGAGCACTGGGCCAACGTCGTACAGGCCGCTCACCTCGCGGATCTGGCGGATGGCTTGGCCACCGTCGCCAGTGCGAAACGCTTCCCCGTCCTTGCCAACCGTGAACGCAAATGAACTGCCGGCAACGTCCTTGCGGGCGATGAGCTCAAGCACGTCGGCACGGCTCACGGGTGGAGTGACCACGTACCGCAGCCCCTTGCTATCGCTGGAGAGTTCCAGCGTGCCGCTTGATGTGCGACCAAGCACAATGTTGCTGTCGTGGTTGAACAGGGCCACAACGTCCTGCTTGCCACGCTGCCGGCTCAGCACCTTGTCAAAAGCACCCGGCAGGATTTCTTCTTTAAACCCGCCAAGGTCAAGGCTTATCCGGTTGTACACAGCGGCGTAGCCGATGATTGCGGCCCGGCCGTCAGCACGCTGCTCAACGATGAGCTCGTCCGTATCGTCAAAGGCGAAGTCGCGGCGCTCAAGTTCCATCGGGCGTATCCTCCTGGGCGGTAGTCGTGTCTTCGGCATCGTCTTCTGGCGTGCCGTCCGCTGGCTCGCCCGGCGTGTCCTGCGGCGGCTCTCCAATCTGCCCGAGCGTTTTCATGCTCTGGGGGATGTAGTGAACGTCCCCCTCTGGCCCGATTGGGTTGAGGTTTTCCAGCTCTCTCACTTCGTTCACTGTCATCCAGCCGTGCGAAAGAGCGGAAACATAATAAGCAGAGCGGCTCGTGTGATCGCCTCGCAGCATTCCGCTCACCGAGTGCTCAGCAAAGTACCGCTCATCATCGACAATTAGATCGCGGGCAATAGCAGACTCCCACCGCTTTAGGTGCGGCAAGAGACAGTGCTGGACAAACTCCGTGCCCTGCACCTCAATGTTTGAATACGTTGATCGCGTCAGGTCTTGGATCATGTGCGGCGGCACGCGAAACGCTCGGCAAATCTCGATTACCTGATACTGCCGAGTCTCTAGAAACTGGGCCGCCTCGTTGCTGCCGCTGAGCTCGTGGGCCTTCACGCCGTTTGGCAAAATCGCCGTGCGAAACGCTCGGTCAGGCCCACGGTGCATCCGCTCCCATTGCTCGCGGAGTCGCTCGGCTGCTTCGACTGGGATAGGGTTTTCCGACTCCAACACAATGCCTGGCCTAGCACCGTTGCCGAAGTACGTTGAGCCGTGAGCCTCTAACGCCTGGGCCAGGCCAATGGCGTTCTGGAAAATCTTGTAGGTTGGGATTGGCTTGATGCCGTCCTCGGTCGTGAATCGCAGGGCGAAAATCTGGTCCTGGCTGTAGATCGTCTGCTGCCCACTCGGCTCGCGGTACCGATACCGCAGCGTGCCGTCAGACAGCCGCTCAGCCTCCATGCGGCTGGAGTGCAGCGGCCACAGTTCAGACACGGCACCTCGAGCACCTGGGCGGATCTCGGCGTAGCTTGCACCGTAGTGCAGATACATGCCGGTCATCCAATCACGAAACTCTTGAGCCGTCTGCCACGGATTTGGCTGCATGTGCAGCAATCGGTAAATCGGATGGGCAGTAGCCTTAGCCTTGCCTCCGCTGGCGAGCCGCTCAAAAACGTGCAGCGGCAGCGATGAGACGGCGTCCGAAATTACACGGATGCAGGCGGTATACGCCGAGCACGCCATGGAGTTGTCAGCGTTGACTCGGATGCCGGAAGGCGTGCGGCTGGGGCTTACCTCGGGCCAGTCGATGCCGCGAAGGTCAAACATCTTGAAGTCAGCGGCGGCGTTTTCGCTCATAGCGTCATCATGTCCCAGGACTGTTCTGGCGTGGCTGCGGTTGCCGTTTGCCACAGCCCGATGGCCATGACCAGCGACACGATGCCGTCTATGCGTTCTGTGCTCTTGGCTTTGCTCGGCTTAATGTTTCCGGCTGCGGAATCCTGCTGGATGGCCACGTTGGAAGCTTGCCACGACAGCACTGGGTGCCCACCGTGCAGCACCTTCCCGCTCACAACAAGGTTCTCCAGCTGCTTGCTCGGTGCCGACATGGAGCCATAGCCCTGCCGAAAGTCTGACATGGGAAGCCCGTCGCCTTGCAGTAACTGCTGGCCAAGTTGTGCGCTATTCCAGGGATCTAGGCCGATGCCACGCACCTTGTACTTTGAGCAGATGGCGTTGATGTCTGAACGCACTTGGTCAAAGTCTGTGACGTTGCCATCGGTCATGTTTAGATGCCCCTGCCGATGCCACGTTAGGTACGGCACTTTGTCGCGGCGCTCTCGCTGGTGGGCGTTGTCGCTTGGTATCCAGAAGTGCGGCTCAATCCAGAACGTGCCGTCATCAAGCGGGAAGAGCAGCACCAGGGCTGTGGTGTCAAACGTCGTGGCCAAGTCCAACCCGGCCCAACACTCGCGGCCAGCGAGATCCACAGGGCAAGGCTTGTCGCCCTGCTGCCAGTGATCCATCCGCAGCCACCTCGTGCTCTGCTCTGTCCACTGGTTCAAGTACAGCTGCCGGAAAGTGTTCTCATACGTTGGCATCTCAACCGCTCGAGCACACTCACTACGCAGGAAGTCCATACGCACCGACACGCCTAGGTTGGGGTTGGCACGCTCCCACGTTTTTTCGTCTTTCCAATCGGCCTCAATCGGGGCGGCATAGATGGCAGGCAGAAACGTCTCGTCTTTTACCGTGCCGGCGGCCACAGCCTCAGCGTATTTCCAGATTTCCCAGCAGACGCTTTTTCGATCAAATCCCGCCGTGGTGAGTGCCACCGTGAGCGGCTGACGCCGAGCACCCTGGCTGCTGAGCATCACTTCCCACATCTCGCGGTTTGAGACGTGGAGTTCATCGAATATTACGCCGTGGGCGGAGAGCCCATGTTGAATACCAGCCTCCGCACTCAACGCCTTGTAAGTGCCGTGCGTCGCCTCTCGCACGATGGCGTTTCGGTACACCTTGAGATGCTGACGCAGCACGGGTGACTGCTCGACATAGACGCGGGCCATGTCAAAGACGAGCCTGGCCTGATCGCGTGAGGCTGCACAGGAATAGACTTCACAGCCGGGCTCGTTCTCCATCAGCAGCTTGAGGGCGATGCCCGCGCATAAACTGCTCTTGCCATTCTTGCGCGGAATCGCCAGCAGGCTGGTGCGGACTTTTCGCACGTCGCCCTCTGTGGCAAAGAGCTTTCGCACGTAGTCCTGCTGCCACGGCTCAAGCGTGAACGGCTTGCCGCCGAGCTCGCCCTTGGCGTGCGTCAGGTGCTTGTGAAAGAAACGCACCGCCAGGCACGAGGAGCACTTCTCGCACGGGTGCTCAAGCGAACATGCGGGCGTCTTCTTCGTCTGATTGCGGGCCATTCTCAACCGCCGAGACACGGGCCAGCGCCGAGGCCGTCAGGCCGAACTCGGCCGCGAACTTAAGCATCTGGTTTCTCGCGTCGCGTTTGCGGGTCCACGCCGGGTGATTGCTTACCCTACCTTTGTCGTCCATGAACGTAGCCCCGTTGGCCTTGAGCTCACGGTCTGCCTCAATCATGTCCGCGAGCGAATCGCAGTAAGCGGCGAGCGTCTGCTGGTGCCTGGGGCTCATTACCTTGGACGCCTCAAGCATCGGCACGATACGCTCCCACTCCTCGCGGGCCAGATCCGAGAGCCAGTGCGGAGCAGGCGGGATGCCCGGAACGGCGTCTATGCCGGACTTGTGCGGACCTCTAACGCGAGCGCCGCGAAGCTTAAGCAGCGGTTTAGGCGTCGGCTTGCGGCCCTTGCCCATTTTGCAAACTTCCAATTTCGGCCCCGCCTACAGAAGCAGGAACTTCTGGTTTTCCTCAGACGAGGTTGGCATGATTTTCTTCAAACTGAAAGCCGAAGGCGACGCTGGCCATCCCACTTAGCACCTTTGAGGCTGTTGCACTCAAAGCAACAGCATCGCACGTTGTGCCAATCGTGGTCGCCGCCCTTGCTCAATGGTACCGGGTGGTGGTCAACAGTTGCAGACCTTGGGTCGGTAACGCTGAACACCTTGGATGTCTTCTTGCCGCATAGGTGGCATCGCCAGCCGTCTCTCTCAAAAACATCGCGTGGCTTTACTGCCGAGTTGTAGTGTCCGCCATACGTCTTACAGCGGCGGCGGTAGCAACCGTACATGCGCTTATGCAGACGCCTGGATTCACGTTTGCAGTCCTTGCACGATGGCTTGCTATGCGCGGACGAGTTAGGCACCTCATTGCCACACTTGCACAAACGGACGCCTCTCCATGCTTTCGCGCACGCACGAGAACAAAACCTTCCCATGCCTGCATTGCGGGGGTCACGAATGCATCCTCCGCACGTTTCGCATTCCTTTGAATGCTTGGCGTTCTGATCAATCATCACCTCCCACAGACCTGACATCTTGATCAGCCATGCGTCAAGGTTGCTCACGCTCTCTATGTATTTCTTGCTGGGCGCGTTCTTCCACCTTCCACCACGGTGATAGACGCCCTCTAGCTGACTCGTCCTGTCCCATGACTGCTTTCCGCACTTACGGGCGTCGTTGAAGCATTTCCTGCTGCAATACTTTGGTTGAAAGTAAGTCAGCTTCTTAGAGCAATATGCGCAATGCTTGCTGGTCTTCCTGGCCCTCTTTCGCTCCTTCTTGAAAACGCTTGGCAGAAATGGCTGGCCTTTAGGTCCATGCCATCGGCCACGCTTCCGCTCCTTGCACCTTGAAAGCCTGCAGCAGTGCGGACAAGAAGTGCAGTCCTTTCCGTTGGCGTGCGGCCTTAAGACATTGCCACCAGTCACCCAATCAGAACCGCAACCCTGGCACGCCATATCCACCTCCTTGTGGTTTATGCGTAGGGTACATGGGTTTACGTGGTAGTCAAGCGTTCACTATTGGTCTTTCGGCTATGGCACGACACGCACCGGGCCGCTCCGTTGGTCAGGTCATACCGCAGCTCAGGTGCCACGCTCACTGGCACGACGTGATCTGCGTGCATGTCACGGCCATAGGCCACACGGCCGCAGTCAACGCATTGCCAGTGGCATCGGTTCAGCACCGCTTGCCTCCACGCCTTGTGGGCGACTGAGCAATAGCCACGGGCTGCCGCGTTGGGTCTGGCACTGTCGTCTCGCTGAGGGCGGGACGATCGCAGACGCAGCGGCCTATGGCTGGGGATCTTGGTAGGCACGTCTAGCTCTTCAGCATCACCACGCCGGCGGTGCCCGTGCTGTTGGTCGTGGCCGAGACGATCTTGAGGTACTCGGTGCCGAAGACTTCATCGGGCAGAGCATACGCCCGCCCGTCCGTACTCGAGGCCGACAGGGTGAGGTCAGCCACGCTACCGTCAGACTTGTAGAGTCGGCGGAAGGTTCCGGCCGTGCTGGTGCCTACCCACATCTGGAGCGTGCTGGCGTTCGTGCTCATGGTGCCCAGAGTCACAACAGCACCAGCCACGTCACGCATATCAAGCGTGGTAGCTGATGCCGTGGCAGTGTGCAGCGTAATGTCGATGTCTCGGTTCTTCCGGCTCAGAATGTTGTCGGCCATGGGTAGCTCCTGGGTGTGGTTACTGTAAGGGAATCTGCGGCAACTCTTGCAGTTCACTAGCTCACAGGGCTAGGAGACTCTGGGAGCAGGGCGGCATAGGTCGCTGTGTCCACCTCTTCGACTGCACCGCTTGCCAGAAGTTCCGGCAGCATTTGTCCCGGCAGGATGTAGTCGCAGTATTCCTGCGAGGCTGCCAGATACACGCGGCCTTGCCCATCGGTAGGCAACTCGGATGCCAGGGGCAGCGTCCTCTCGGTCTTCGTCTCGCCGTTTGGGTAACCATACGCTGCATCTAACTGCGAGCAGATGGATTCATACACAGCCACACTTGCGCGAAAATATCTCATGCGACAGTGATGCCCCACTTCTTGCCAAGATAACGTTCAATCGCCTGTTTCTGCGTCAGGGTCAAGTCGGATGAATAAACCAAGAACTCGCCTATATCTCCTGTTGTGCGACGGCCGCCCACATCAGCAACCAATACGGCGGCCTTCGACAACACAGTGCCGCCCTGAGTGAAAACCGCCCAGTCGGTGCCGTAGACGCCCGTAGACACTCCATTCCTGCGGTATGACGCCGACGTGAACATACTTGTTGCATCGAAGTATGCGTTATCAGTGGTGCCTTGCCGAAGTATTCCGTACCGATCCGAAAAGGAAAACAACCCACCAAAGTTCGTTACTCCTGTCGGTGCCATCGCTATCGCATAGAAGCCGATGCCTTGGCTTGTCGCGTGATTTAGAAATCGGCCCGTATCGTCGTACCGAATAATATCCCTTCCATTGCGTCCGCCTTGCACCATCAATGGCTGGTTGATGGCGGTTGCTTGCACCTGAGCCGGGCCGCCGGCCACCTTATTTGCTAGAGCGCTGACGCGGCCTGCGTTGAGAGTGACTGTGGAAGAATCGCTTGCGTCCCACCAGCCAACGAGCCCGGAAATACTCTTCGGGTCAAACCCTGTCGCCCTCGGTCGCAGCAGTCTCGGACTCATCGGCATGTCAGTTCTCCTGCGGCATGTCGCCGGCTCGTGGCTGCAACGCATACAGCAACCGTGTCTGCTCGCTTACTGCCTTGCTGATCTCACGCTGCGTCTCGCTCAATGACTTCACAAAGGCCCTGTGCTCCTCAACAAGAGGTAGCAAAACATCGGCGCGAAGCACCCAGCCGCAAGCGATGGCGACCAAAGTGGGAAAACCCCACCGCTCCATAATGCTATACAGCGTCTCTTTCGCTTGGTCGGTCACTGCATGGCCTCCAGCATCTCGGCACGATTATCGAGCCACCGCTGCACGATTTTCTTGACGATCTCGCTGATGATGGCCGCCAAGATGATGCTGGCCAGAAACCCCATGCCATACTCACGCTCTTGGCGTTCAAGACGGCGGGCGAAGTGCTTGGCCACAATTTGCGTCTGCCCGGCATCGCACTGGTAAAGCACCGGAATGGGCCACTCCCTCAAGGCTCGCTCGACAATGCGGCCAACACGCTCGCGGCCTAGCAGATGCTTACGCATCGGCAGCGAGTCCCACACGTCGGCAGTGAGTTCGTCGCGTGTCATTTCTTGCCCGTTCCTTTGCAGGCAGGGCACTCAAGCACAATGCGGCCGTCGCCAATCTTGCCAGTGCCATTGCAGTTGTCGCATTCCTCGCTACTCGGCGTCGGTGTTGGGTGGATTTGCTCTCGCATCTGAACAACCGCACGCGCCGTCTCGCAGGCCATGTCAGCGGAAACGCCGTGGTCCTGCGGCAGCGTGGCAACGCAGCCAATCAGCACGGCAACGAACGGCACAACCCAACGCATTACAGCACTCCGTCTAGCCAGTTCTCGGGCATCAGAGACGGGCGGAACCCGTTGAATCCAGCGACGGCATATGAGTCACCGCCAGCACACATAGAGTCGATTACGGATGCGTCCACCCATCCGCTCGTGCGTTGGAATGACGGGTGCAGCCGCTGGTCTACCTCGCCGCTGTAGCAGTCGCCCCAGCTATTCGGAACCAAGAGGGCGGGACGATCCCACCTCAAATCGCAGGCCATCATGCAATGGGCCCATTGCCCCATAGGCAAGAGCCAGCCGCCGCCGTGTTTGGCGTCCTTCTTGAACGTCATCGAGAAGCCACGCATCGAGCACAAGAACACCGGGTATCCGTTAGAGATGGCCCTGGCGCAGTCTTCAAAGTTCCGCACGAGCGTGACTTCAGCCACCTTGTGCTGAGCGGCGTACGGCTCAAGGCTGCTTGGCAGCCCGTCACGTCCAAGCGTTCGCTCTTCCGTGCCGCTGAGTTGCTTCTCCCATCGCTTGCCGCCGTAGTCCTGGCCGTAGTGCAGCGTGCCGAAGTCTCGAATGGCCTTGGCCGCATGAAAGCCCGTGCTGCCATCGCCGCCGCCGTTGCGGGTCTGGCCTCGTGCCTCAACTCGAGACAGGCCATACACCACGCCTTCAATGCACCGGCCGCCCCAAACCTCAGCCTCTTTCCTCAGCCAGATGTCGCAGGCCGCGAGCACGTCTACCGTCATGGCTGTTCCCCAGCCAACGCAGGAGCCGATTGGCTGAGATCCCCGCTTCCACTTCGGCATGCTCTTCGTGAGCAGCTGCGATAGGCTCACGTCATGCTTGGCCGTCTGGAGCTCAGGGCCAGCCTCAGCCAGCGTCGGGCGTGGCAGTGATGCAACAAACGCCTCTGATCCTGCGGGGTCTGGCGTGTAGCCAAAGAGCGGCACAAAGGCCATGACTAGCCTCCGTTCATGCCGGCCCAGGCGATTGCCTTGGCGAAGTCGCAATAACGCTGCCGCACTGCCGCATCAACCGGCACAACGTCACGGCCAGTGGCTGTGTTGTACGCCTCTTCCACGGCGTCACGCAGCCCGGGGATCTCGCCTGGTGCGTGCTGCCCGATGCGACGCCACGCAATGTCCAGAGCCAAACTCGTAAACATCCGCAGCGAGCGAGTATCGGTGAAAACCACTTCGGTGGTCACGGCATCGCCAGCCACGACGGTGGCGGCCTTGTTCCACGTCTGAGCCCACAGCATCCGGTCGCCCATTGGCAACGCCTTGAGGGACTCGGCCACGGGCCTCACCAGCTGCTGCATCTCCACGCTCGGAGTCTCCACGTCCACAGTGACGGCAGGAGCCGCCGGAAGTCTGGGCATCGGGATCTGGCCCCATGCCGCCGCAAGAATCAGCAACGCCGCTGCGATTCTGCCGAGAGTGGAGCGCTCGGCGTAGCAGGCTTCGGCGGCCTGAACGAGCCAGCCGGCGATGGTTTCCCGATACGGGGCGGCCAGCAAAGCAACTGCCGCCACCACGGCAGCAAGGCGTATAACGCTGTCATCACTCAACGGACGGCCTCCACTTGCAGCAGGCACCACCGGACCAAGGCTTCGCCTTGCTTAGTCTTCAGCAAGTCGCCAAGCAGACGCACCAGCTGGTCATCGGCCTGGGCGTTGGTCTTGGACGCAAGCCACTCCGAAGCCTCGCTGACGATGATGCTTCGCTTGTACGGGTCTGCCTCGTTGATGAACCGCTGGCCGTAGCCAATGAGCGGCGACCAAGCCTGCAGCAGGGCGAGTTGCTGCCATATCGTGAGTTTCGATCCGTACTGTTCGAGCTCGGCGGGCGTGGCTTCGTATGCAGGCATGGCTAGTCCTCCGCTTCTGATTGTGCCTCGCCGTCCTCGTCTCCTTGCAGTGGCGGCGTCACGTTGACGATTTCATTCATCCAGTCGTAGGCAGCGTCGTAGGCGTCCTTGGCCTCCTCGTGGGCTTCCCTTCGCTCCAGCCGGAATGGCTGCTTGAAAACCTCTTCATCCAGAAG